TGGCGCACGCGGTGGCGGCAAGACCGAAGCCGTCATTGGCGAGTGGGCGATCCACGCCGCGCAGTATGGCGTCGATGCCATCGGTCTGATGATCCGCCGCACCCGCGTTGAGCTTGATGAAACGTTCGAGCGGGCCAAGTCGATCTATACCAAGATCGGTGTTCACGCGACCTACAATCCGCGACGTTTCATATTTCCCAATGGTGCCCGCATTACTTATGCTTACCTCGAACGCGACACCGATGCTGAGTCGTATCAAGGCTGGTCAACGACGCGCGTCTATATCGAGGAAGCGGGTAACTTTCCCTCGCCGGCTCCGATCCTGAAGTTGATGGCCACGTTGCGTAGTGGTGCCGGCGTGCCGGTTGGCATGCGCCTCACCGGCAATCCTGGCGGCAGCGGGCACCAGTGGTTGCGCTCGCGCTACATCGATCCGGCGCCGCTGGGTTGGCGTGTATTGCGCGATGAAACGGGGTTGGAGCGGATCTACATCCCCTCGCGTGTGGCCGATAACGCATACCTCGGTCCCGACTATGTGCAGCGGCTTCAGGCGTCTGGATCGCCTGAATTGGTGCGGGCATGGTTGTTCGGTGACTGGTCAGTCGTTTCGGGAGCGTTCTTTCCCGAGTTCAGCGCCGACCGGCACATCATCATGCCGCGCGCGCTGCCCGATCACTGGGCGCGGTTCCGCTCGTTCGATTGGGGCAGCGCCCGGCCGTTCGCGGTGCATTGGTTCGCGGTCAGTGACGGCAGCCTGCCGGACATCGCGCGCGGCTGCCTCGTTTGCTATCGGGAATGGTACGGCATGAAGCCGAACGAGCCGAACGTTGGGCTACGCCTGACGGCGGAACAGGTCGCCGAGGGTATTCGGGCGCGCGAGCGCGACGATCCCAAACCCGCCAACGGCATGATGATCGGCGTGGCTGATCCGGCGATCTTCTCCGAGGACGGCGGGCCAAGCATCGCATCCCGCATGACCCAGGCGGCGCGCATCGTGTTCCGGCCGGCGGACAACAAACGCGTGCCACAGCGCGGCGCGATGGGCGGTTGGGATCAGGTGCGTTCCAGGTTGGTCGGTGATGGCGACGGCAACCCGATGGTCGTGTTGTTCTCGACGTGCCGGGATCTGATCAGGACGTTACCCGCGATGCAGCATGATGCGAGCAGAGCCGAGGATATCGATACGGAGTCGGAAGATCACGCGGCGGACTCGTTACGATATGCGCTCATGAGCAGACCATACGTTCGCGATATGGAAAAGCAGAAGCCGCGCGACAGTTGGGACGCGGCGTTCAATCGTGACGAAGGCGAAGTGCGGGACTGGAGGGTGGCGTGATGACCAGTCGCATGAAACGGGGACAGATCAGGGGACTGACTGCAGATCGCTTGATAACTAGCGGAAAAGCGTCAAATTGGGCGGATGTATCATCCGCCGGAGGGGATTAATGACTGACATTCGCACATTGTCAGGCGCTGAGTTTCAGCGCGAAGTCGGCACCGACGTGGACAAGTGGACCGACGCGGCGATGGCGGCGGCCGAGGATCTGGGCTTCACCGTCGAGCGCGAGTGGCTGCGCTCGTTGTTGGCCGATGCGATGGAGGCGGCGCGCAAGGGCCGCATTGACGACGTGATCAACTATCAGCGACGGGGGACGGAATAATGCCAGCGACAGCGACGGGACGGGGCGCTCAGGTCGTGATCGATCCGTTGAGCAATACCGCGAAGGCAATCCGAGGCGCATATGCCGCCACGTACGAGGCCAACGCGGCCAAGGTCGCCGCTGATGTGCTGGCGGGCCTGCAATCGGACGGTAGCCGATCGGACGGCACGACCAGCACTGGCGGCCCCGCCGTGGACATCGACGTAAACCCGGCGGCGACCGCGAACATCAGCTCGATCGTGCTCGGGGCCAGCGGTTCGCCGACGATCGCGGCCGGTACGGGGGTCGCCGCCGGTACGCAGCCATCCGGTAGCATTTGGGTGCGTACCGATGGGGCGGCTGGCGCGCGGCTCTACGTGAGCCAGGGCGGTGGTACCTGGATAGCGATCGCGGCCGTATGAGTCAGTCGCTCTACCCCGACCAGCCGACCGCCCCGGAGGCCGCCGAGGCATCGCGACCAAAGGGTGGGCCGGGGATCGCGGACGACCGTTACCCGCGCGACCTGGACGACCTGCACGCGCGACAGGTCCAGTGGTTCGAGGACAGCGAGATGGCAACGGCGGATGGCCGCCGTATGTCGCAACGCGATCGCGATTACAAAGACGGCTACCAATGGTCCTCCGCTGAGAAAGAAGCACTGAAGGCACGCGGTCAGCCGGAAATCACCATCAATAAGATCGCCGATAAAGTCGAACTGATGTGTGGCCTCGAGCGCAAGTCGAGGACCGACCCAAAAGCATTCGCCCGCAACCCAACCGACGAGGACAAGGCCAACGCCGCGACGCAGGGGCTTCGTTACATTTCCGACGATAACAATTTCCCCCTGATCCGATCGGACGTTTATGAAAGCCTGATGGTCGAGGGCGCTGGCGGCGCCGATCTGGCGCTGGAAGATGACGGTCAGGGTGGCGCTAACATCACCATAACTCAGGTGCCGTTCGATCGACTGTTCTGGGATCCGCACAGCCGCCGCCTCGACTTCAGCGACGCGCGCTACAAAGGCATTGTCATCTGGCTGGATCGCGATCAGGCATACGAGATGTGGCCCGATGCGGAAGACCTGATATCCGATACGTTCGCGACGCAGACCGGCAGCTACACCGACCGGCCGCATGATATCGTCTGGTGCGACAGCAAGCGCGAGCGTGTCCGCATCGTGCAGATGCACTGGCAGGAGCGGAACGAATGGTGGGTCTCGACCTTGACCCGCGTAGGTTTCCTGGCGGAACCGATGAAGTCGCCATTTCGGGGTAACAAGGGCAAATCAACCTCCGGCCTCATCATGGCGTCCGCGCACGTCGATCGTGAGAACAATCGTTACGGCATGGTCCGCAATCTCATTTCCGTGCAAGACGAAATCAATAAACGACGCAGCAAGGCGCTGCATCTTCTGAGCGTGAGGCAGGTCATCGCGGAAGATGGCGCGGTCGCGGATATCGACAAGGCGCGGCGGGAAGTGGCGAAGCCGGACGGGTATATCTCCATCAATCCCGGCATGAAGTTCGAGATACAGGAAGGCGGGGAGTTGGCTCAGGGCCAGTTCAAATTGCTGGAACACGCGACGGCGGAAATGCAGGCGTCGGGACCGAACGCGGCGATGAGCGGCACCGATCCACGCGAACTGTCGGGCCGGGCCATTCTGGCGCAACAGGCGGGCGGCGCCGCGACCCACGAGCCGATCGCCGATACGCTGCGGATGTGGTCGCGGACGGTCTACGAGGTCGCCTGGATGGCCGCGCGTCAGTATTGGACCGCTGGCCGTTTTGTTCATGTGACGGACGATCTTGGCTCGACGAAATACGTCGGCATCAATCAGCCGGTGCGGCTCATGGACGAACTGGCGGCGATGCCGGAGCAGCAGCGCGCGCAGGCAATGCAACAGATGCAGATCGTGCCCGGTGATCCCCGGCTCGAACAGGTGATACGGATCGACAACGATATCACCGACATGGACATCGACATCACGATCGAAGAGGGAATCGACGTTCCGAGCATTCAGGCCGAGCAATTCCAGGTGTTGATCCAGTTGGCCGGCACGCAGCCGGGTCTGATCCCGCCGGAGATATTGATCGCGTCGAGCAACCTGCGAAACAAGGACGAACTGTTGGAGATGCTGAAAGAGCACCAGCAGGCGGCGGCGCAACAGCAGCAGGTCCAACAGAAGATGGTGGCGGACAAGGCGCGGGCGGACATCACGGCGCAGCAGGGCAAGGCGGCGGCCGACTTTGCTTTGGCCAAGGAGCGGCGGCACGCGACGGTGCATCACATCGCCGACGTGCATGGCATGTTCGCCGACCTGAACGCACCGCCGGACCCGCCGTCCGATCCGGGCACCGTGGTGCCGCCGGAGGTGCGGGCGATGATGGATGGGGCGAACCTGCGGGGCATGCACGCGAAGGCGGCGGTCGATGAGGCGCGGGCCAACGATCTGCGGCACAGCGCGGTGCAGCGCATCAACGATGTCATGGTTGCCCGGCAGAACGCGCTCGCGCCGCCCGAGCAGCCGGGAGGCGCGTGATGTGTAAGCAGCGTTTCCGGTTGGTCGAGCGTGTCGATAAAGGGACGCTAATTGAAGACACCCTGAAATCGATCTCAACGCATCACAAAAGCGAGGGTATCGATTTCAATCGTGCGGATTACGTCATGGGCGCGCAATTCATGTTGGTGGTTATTCGAGAAATAATGGAGGACGACGGGGTGTTGGTGGAGCCATCGAGCCGGTTTGGCCGCAGACTCGAATCCATCCAGTCCGAACTGCTGGAAATGCGGTGCAACTGGCAGCGAAGGGAGGCGCTATGATGTCTGAAACACCATCCCAACTCGACGCATTCCTAAGCAGCGGCGCCCAGCCCGAGGCTACCGAAACACCCGCGCCGGAGCCGTCGAAGGCAGCGCCAGAGGCAGCACCGCCCAAGGCGGCGCTAACCACCAAGGAGCCAGCCAAGGCCGATAAGGCCGCCCCGGAGCCGGACGACGACGCGGAGCCGGGCGATCCGGAGCCGGGCCAGCCGATCGTCCCGCGCACGGCTTACGAAAAGGAGCGCGCCCGCCGGCAGAACTGGGTCGAGCGCGCGAGCCGCGCCGAGGCCGAGCGGGACGCGCTGGCGAAGCAGCTTGAGGACGCGAAGAAAGGCCCGCCACCACCGCCGCCGCAGCCATTGCCGCCCATCGACCCGGCGACGGACCCCGAGGGCTACACGCGCCGGATGCGCGGCGTGGTGCTGAATGAGCGCCTGAACACGTCCGAGATGATGGCGATGGATAAGCACGGGCGGGAAGTCATCGACCGGGAGACCGAGTACTTCAAAAAGCGCGGCGAGGCCGAGCCGCGATTGTGGGGCGAACTTT